AGGTCATCATCAAACACACCAAGTTCCAACTTGAACCCAGCCCCAGCCGCGAATTCGCTATGTCGTTTCAGCGATCCAGCGGCAAGATACAATTGTCGTCCAAGAGCATCGAGGAATATCAATGCATCATCGCCTAGCACAAGCATGGCGATGGAAGTAGATGGAATTCCAATGCTACGCAAATAAGAGTAGTGGACAGAACAATTGATGATGGTGTTACCATCACTGGTGTTTGCGTCGCCAGATTTACGGCGATACGAAAAGGTTGCACGAATATTATTTCTCGTGTAGAGCAAGTTACTGGTCTGGTCTTCAAGGCAATCCAAAACGGAATCACTGGCGCACGCATCTAAATACCACAACATTTCAAGGTCATGACAGTCTTTACCTTGTGAACTGTCAAATTTGCCAAAGTCAGATTTGATGGCAAACATGAACCCAAGGGCGATTAATGAGCTAACTAAATCACCTAACTGTAATGGGTTCAAACCTTTTGTGTAGTAAATTTGCTTAGTATTCAGCACCAATTTCAACATTCTAGAAAAAGATTTCATCCAAGGTCCCAGCGTTGTAAAATAACGATCACTCCTCGATTGTATGACACGCGCAACGATCGGCTTGTCAAGTGATAAAGTGATTTCATTCTTGAGAAACGCCGATATGAGGGTATCACGAGGGTGAGAGCCGTAAGGTTCCACTTTGAGGGATTCCATGGCAACAAGAAGTTGCTTACGCCGATTGACAGGATAAGAGTCAAGAAATTGCTTCTGGCTCTCAGCCGTTACTCGGTGTAGCCCAACTCTCAGTTCAAAATTATACTGAAAGATGATAGGCCAGGAAATGCGAAGGTCGGGTAACACAGGACAAACGCGTGTAGCAATCGACAAAACTTCATTGTGAGTGCACGCGCATGGCACGTAATAGTTGATGAAAGGGGAATAAGGTCCAACAGCTTTCAGAGCAATTTTCGGCGCACAAAAGTCAGCATCATTAACTATGAAACCACTGTACGGTGGGACTATCATGTGCTCACCGCAGGTTTGGAGAACCTCGAGTGGTACGGGCACGTGACGTGGTACAGCTTTACTTCTACGCAAAAGTAGGATGAAAACAAGCACAAACAACAATATCGACTCAAATGAAACCGTAACATAAACCAAACCATCATCACACCGAGCGTACCCCAAATAAAATAATATTAATAAGA